TATTACAACTTGGATAAAATTTATTTATATGTTGTTTTATATTTTTAACATCATTAATGCAGCCATTTAATTTATTAGAACTATCTTCTATATAATTAATACCAATTAGTAATGCCCTTACTAGCCCTTTATTATTGGAAATTTTACTCTGTGTTTTACCCATATACTAATAGATATAAAAAAATAATGTTAGTCGGTGGCTTCGTTACCGGGTGCCTCTTTAATTGTTAAGACTCTTGAACCTTGAATATAGAGTTCAGAAATGCCAATTGGTCTAAGAGATAATTATGTTTTTCAGAATAGACCCATCGTGGTATATAACTCAGTTTGTAATAAGAACTTCATTCGTCCTGGCAGAAGGTTCTTTTGAGTGAATAGCCCTCCTACAAGATATGATTTTCGTAGTATACGTTGGTGCTGGAAATGCATCCTTGACAAGTTTAACTTCCGCATTACTCATCAACATCTTTACATTTTTTGCTTTCATTTCTCCACATATCTTGAATAGTGCCTTGTGACTATCCAAGTTAAATCCATCTGCCGTATATGACACGAACGACGTATCATTTTCTGGTGCGTAAGGAGGGTCAAGATATGCGAAATCATTTGCTGTAATTTTAGTATTAGACCCGCTTAACATTTCAGTATTACCAGCAGAACTTATTAGTGTATTTCCACTCTTAATTTCTAAATTACCAAGGCTCGTTATATGTGTTAATCCTGCTGTTAAAATATCCGTAGTAGAACTACCTAACTTAAATGACTGGGTTTTCATATCAATATTACTGTCGCCACTCATTTGTAGCTTACCTGTTGCTTTTATATTTAGGTTGCTACTAGCATTAAGATAAACCGAAGCATCGGATTGTATATTAACAATATCGATAGAATTAATATTTGTCCTAGATTGAGCATGTAAATTAATACTGCGGCCAGCTGATAAATTAATATCTCTATCGGCAACAAAATTAAAATCACTTTCTGTCCTTATGCTTACGCTATCAGCTGCATAGATATCTATTTTACCTTGACTGGTTAATTCAATCCAAGCTGATCCAGTAGCATTAGTGATATAAATTAGATCTTCAGAATTGTGCATGAGTATTTGATGACCGGTACGGGTCCTTATTCGGAAACTTTCATCATGTGGAAACTCAACTAATCCGTCAGTTTCTCCTTTTTCTACATCAGCATATTCAGGTGGTCCTTCACTAGGCTTGTACTTCCTTAACAAACGATCATTGCCATCATCCATTATAAAAGTATGTCCACCTAAACGACTAACAAATTTATTAATTTGATTATCTATCCTACCAATCCTTCCTTTCTGGGCATTGGATCTTTTATCGATAGGACCAGGGGTACTGATACCAAAAACATTGCTAGGTGTTTCTCGTCTAGAACTACTAGTATGAGTTCCTCTAACAGTATCAGTTATAGTTCCTTGATCAGTTAAAACTTGTGTTATAGGATGTACTGGTTTAGTCATAGCATCAATATTAGGATTGATAGTACTCTCACCCTCACCTATTGATTTTCGATTTATTTCACCAGTTGGAACAAAATCAGTTCCATATAATTCTTTAGTAGACTTAGTTGATTCTTTCCATTGTTTATCGTCTTGCTCTCGTGCTTGATCCGAAGCAGCTTTACTAGCTGCTAGTCCTGGAATCATGTAATTCATATAAACGTCTTGTACACATCCCATCCAATAGCCTTGTCCAGGATTTCCATTAATAAAAATAACCATAACAAGTGAGCCGGTGTCGGGAGGAACAAACCAAAATCCATAACTCTTTTGTGTCTGATTATAATCTTTAGGATCTGACCCGTTAACTCCAACATCAGTAACACCGTAGAAAGGGCTTAGATATTTTACAACATATAATTGTCTATTAGCAGCATCTTGTGCACCTACAGGTAATAGTAATTCAACTTCCAAGCCACCCTGACGCATTGGATCGATATTATTGATTACCCTAGCTAAATGCGGACCAGGTGAATCTAAATTTGTAATAGGATTATCATTTGTTACTCTAACGCTGTCTGCCATTATTATACTATTCCTAATGCTACTGCTTTTTCGCCAGAACCTCTTAACTGTGTTCTACGACGCTGGGCTGTTATTGTTTGTGTAAATTTATTTTGATTAAATCTAGATTCAACTTCAAATACTTGAAACAATCCACTAAATTGATCAACTTGTTTATGAAATTTATAAAAACCAGTTGCAGGATCTAAATCAATAGGAGTTCGAAAATTTAAAACTATATCAACTTCACCACTTTGATAATTCATTGATCCATCGGCCATTACATTATCACCAGCAGGCTGTTTTATCTGATTTCCCATTCCACTGCTAGGAAGATAATACGGATCTCCTCTTATGGTCATCTTTATTTCTATTAGATCACCTTCACTAGTTAACATTTCTCTATAATTCTTTACTTGTGCGCTTGCATCATTATCTGACCCACCTGGATCATTTTTAACATTAGTTTTTGCGATCTCTTGTGCTGGTTGGTGATCTTTACTAGATGTTGTATTAGCAGGATTTATGTTAGCTGCTGCTTGCCTTCGAGCAGCATCAGCACGTTGACCGGGATTGTCAGTTCCGGTTTTACCGCCGGCGTCTGCGGATAATTTACTAAAGAAAGCCATATTAAAATCTAGATCAACACTTATGATTTCTGTATTTTTTCCTGTATATACATAATCATACACTCTATTAACTGTCTTTTTTAAATTATCATACCCTACAGGGATAGTATTTGGAGGTAATAACTTACTAATATGTACTTCATACGGAAGCACTCTATATATAATTTTTCTATTTTGACGATTAGTAGTGGCATTTTCATCTTTATCTTCAATATGTATTTCTATCCTAAACCAATTAATCATTCCTTTAATATTAGTTTTAACTACATCATTAGTTAATTGATTTAGTATATAGTCACTTCGGATAATAACATCTTTTATGATATTTTGTATTTTAGTACCCTGATTAAATTGAAAAACTTTGTTTTCTTTTATAGTTACATTGCTATCTTTAAAAATTTGTTTCTGCGCATCATGTACATCATCTTGATTTGGAAATCTAACACTACCGTTATTATTAAAATCTTTAAAGAGAGCACTATTTTTTATTAAAGTTCCAGTATCTCCTTTGTCATTAAATTTCTCGGGGAAAATTATTTCTACTTCATCAGTGGCAGTCATTTCTTTATCTTTTTTCAAAGTTTGATAAAAATCTTTTATTGCTTGGTTTAATGATTTTGGTCCTGTTACTAACATCTCTTGTACTGTAGCTCCTTCTAACATCATAGGAACTTTTGTATCTGATGTTGGTGATCTAAAAGCTAACTCATTGTAAGGGATTACTTCACATTCATAAACACTTCCAGCACTAGTAACTTTTAAATGCACATCAATAAATTTAATTGGAATATATCTAGTAAGATTTGGATCAGGATCATGCGGTTTATTATCATCAGTGTATCCAGCAAATTCAATCATTAATAGATACGAAGCTTCGCGGAAATTTCCATATCCTCCCTGTTGGGCTCCTACTAACATAGTATCAAGAAAAAGTCCCATACTATAAGGTTCTGTTACTTTAAAAGTTATTTTCGTAGCAAAAGATTCTCCAGTTTTTCCAGATAACGCCGGTTGACTTACTATGATTAAATCATCAATAAAATAATCAAATTGGCCGAACTCTGACTGTACTCTCTTATTGCTAGGTCCCCAATCTCCTTGAGACCGTGCAATTATATGTGAAATATTTGATTTATTAAATTTTCCAGCATTTTGAGAAGACTTATCTAAACAAGCCAATGTAAAAAGACAATTATATGAAACAAACTTATTGAGATAGTTTGTTCCAGCTGCTTGATACATTGCTATATTAGAATTGTCAGCTGATGGCCCTGGTACAGTTAAACCCATTATTATAATCCTAAATAAGATAAGAGACTTGTTTTCTTAGGTAATGCTATAGTAACTCCGGAACGGAAATCGTAGATTGGATCAAATATAATATCTGCATTCCTTTGCATGAATACCCACCAAAGTTTAGGATTACCATAAACGTCATAAGCTAATAAATCTGGTCGAAAATTATATTGTGGTTGGATAGTATAAGGAAAATCATCAGAACTTGATGGTATTGGTCTAGGTTCCCACATCTCGAGATATATAGAATTTTGGGTAGTATCATACCACGGACTAGATGCTGAATATGTTGCCATTAAATAAATCCTTTATTATCTGATCCAACTATAAGTTGCCCTTGGGCAAATGCATTAAGATTAAATAATTTTATCTTTTCTCTGCTGTATACTGGAGCTACTACTACAGTTATCGTAGAT